TCTGTCATATGTTTTAGTTGTATCTTCAATATTAGTAAAGGTATATTTACTACGTAACTGTAGTACATTGTCTATGTAAACTTCAACCTTCTTTATATCAAGGTCCATAGGCCAGCCTAGATCATACCTTACTCTAGCTCCTGTACCTGTAAACGTTTCTGTTTCGTCAAGTGTGTCAAAAGTATAAGATCCAGCATTTCTATCAAACTTCATTGCTACTTTAGTTGACCTTACTAGTCCACCACCTAATACTGCTGTTACTTTTGCAGGAGTACTATTATCAGTCTGTGAGCCTTCAATTACGACAGTAGGCGCACTTGTATATCCGCTACCGGGTTCAGTAACTTTAATATGTGTTATTTTTCCGTAGCCAAGATATGCTTTTGCTTCAGCACCTGTTCCGCCACCGCCTTGTATTTTAACAATTGGTTCAAATGTCCAGCCACTGCCTCCGTCACCAATTTTAATTTCAACAATTTGTTGTCCAATATTATTCTTCCAATTTTGACGTGGATTAATATCTGTATCAAGATTTTGTTCAACGATAACACCATCTTGTATTCTTGCAACACTTGATTCAATACGCTTTGTTTCAGTGCTATATGCCGGACTTAAATCAAAATCTGTTGTTAACGAACTAGTATTATCAAGTACATCGTAATTACTTACAAATTCTCTTAGTTTAGTTTTATATGGTTTAAATTCTTCTACAAAATCTTGATAACTTTGTAAGTTATCGTTGTTAAACGTTATGTCATTTTGATTAAGTGTTCCTTTAATATGTTTGGCTTTTACAAAACTAGTTTTAAACAACCAATCTGCATTAGATTGTTCAGCCAATACATATCTTATTGTTGACATAAACAACTGGTTATATTCAACTTTTAAGCTACCTATAAAAATATTATCTCTAATAGCTTCTAAAATATTTCTTATTTCTGTAGAGGGATTAATATCATAAAAAGTATTATCAAATCGTCTATTGTCAAATCCAACAGAGTTTAGATTATAGTTATACAAGTTTTCTTTAAACTGTATTGTACCGTTTTGTCTACCTATAGTTTCATAATTAACCGTATAGTCTTCTGTATCTTCATCGGCAACTTTTCTTAATAATAACCAACCGCCTGATCCAACATTATTAATTTTAACAACATCATTAATGTTTACTTCTAATGGAAATAGTTGATACGATCCTTCAATGCTAGTTGTAATTGGAGTAAATTGATTAAATCCGTCTGCATACCAGTCAATATACTCCCAGTAAGCTGTTGTATCATAACTTTGTAGGGCTTTTCTATACCATGTATTAGTTGTGTTATTAAAAGAATACAGAGCCCATTTGCCATTAATTTCAATATCTGAAGTTACTAGTACAGTAAATGGTCTAACATTAATTGTTGTTTGATCATTATATTCAGATCCATCATCAATTACTTGTGCTTCAGTAACTTGCCCTAAATTATTAATTGTAACGTCAATAATTGCATCTTTGCCTGTGCCGTTAATTACAACTTTTGGTGCAGACTTATATCCACGACCCGGATTATCTATTCTAACTCTTGCAAGTCTACCGTTAACAATAATCGGTGTTAATTGTGCATTAAGTATTTTGTTAGTACTAATATACTCTAATTCATCTATGCTATCAACACTTAGATCCCATAGCTGTGAAACAGATGTAGGTATGTCATCTTTCTTTAACAAGTTTGTTAGATTATATTCGTCAGTAATTAAGTTTTGTTTTAACACTAAATTAATTCGTTCAATAGTTTGTTTTAATGCTTCTATTCTATTAACAAACATACTCTGACGCGGTCTTGATTGTATACCGTATCGCATACTTAATGGAATATTAGGATCTGGTATTGCTCTTTCTGCTATATCAAAACCAATCAAACTATCAAACCACTTACGTTCTAAATCTTGCTCTGGAACACTATCAGGTGAGCCGTCAGCAAACAACTTATATTGATTATGATAGTTTTGGGTAGGTTTATCAGTAGTATGATATTTAATTTGAAGTACACTATCAGTACCGTTGATTAAATCATCACAATTATTAAGAACAAATTTATCTTTTCCTAAGAAACTTATAAATTTATATCCATTGGTTCTAGGATTAGCAATTAACTCGGCAATACCAATAGTATTAATATTTCTGCCATTTGGAACAGTTCTTTTGTTAGTAACCCAGAAATAATATAATCTGCCAAATGTTTTACTTGTTTCGTCATATACAATTTTTGTTGAATACCTAGTGTTACCATATAACGAAGTACCACTTACACCATTAGTGTATCCTTCTGGAGTACCGGATAACTGGTCCCAAGTGTCTGGCAAATATACTGATTCAACCCATTCACAAATAAGTATTGTTGCACCGGGCGTTAGTTTATTCCAGTTATTTTTTTGAAAAGTAGTTGTACCTTGATAAGGATTAACAAATTTAGCTTTACTTAAATCCCACCAAACTTTTCCAATGTGTTTGTTTGTCCAACCTAAATCTGCATCAACAAGTGGATCGCTTGTTAATCCTGTATTATATAATGCAGGATCTGTAGGTAATTTATATGAAATTTCTTGATCTGCTGGTCCAGCAATTTTACCTTGTATAGGATCAATATAGTCTATATAAGAAATAATTCTATTTGAACGCTTATTATATATAAATGCTCCTGCAAATTGTTTAACATTTGTCGGCGTACTACCTTGACTTATTACATTCCAAGATTTTGTATTAGGAGGTTTTCTATAATCAATTAATATTCCTCGATGATCACGTCCGTCAACATATTGCTGAGGAACGCCAATATATGCATGATTGCCTACTGAATATACATTTTCTCCGAACATAGTTTGAGTTAGTGGATATACAAATTGTTCACCATATACTAATGTGTTGTTAATATTTTCGTAAACATAAACTATACCTTTATCCAGTTTTGTATTTCTAAAACTAGTAAAGTTTTTATCAAATGTAGTTGGAACATTATTTGTTATATCAAACGAAGTTGGGATTTTTTGATCGCCATTTAGACTTGAAATAAGTAAATCGTCTTGTCCAAAATCTATACTAAATCCAAACTTTTCACTTTCCTCGTTACTAGGCGGAGTAAGTGTTTGTGTCATCTCAAATACGCCAGCATTGTTTTGTGTCCAAATATAAACTTCACCTTGGTTAGTTTTAGCATTATCATTTAACGGAGAGCCAATTGCTAGTTGGGTTCCGTCTGGACTTAACGACACAGCTTTTGCCCAAGCTTCATCATTAAACACAATTCCGTTATTTTCAATGTTTGTATTTGGTGCTGAAATAACTTGTGAAACTACATACTTGTTATCAACTTCTCTATAAACAACTATTCTAGCATTTGTAGTACTATCTTGTCCATTTACTTTTGCTGTTACTACTAATACATTTGAATCGTCACTTACGTCAAAGTTTTCACTAAATTCTAATAATTCTTCTTGTGGATTAAATGTTTCTTCGCCATAAAAATTGTTTGCTGTAATATTTGGCAGATAGCCCAAGTAATCAATTTTAGTACTTACTAATATCCAAGAGTTATTTGTATCTGAAGGATTATTTGCTCCAATATCAATATTAGTTACTGCTTTCCACAAATTACTATTATAGGAAACAACATTACCTGTTCTGTAAGAATCTGTATTATCAAATTCTCCCATGAACTCAGTATCTTTTCCGTAGCGCCAGCTAATTTTGTTCCAGTATATAGAATTTAATACATCATTCATTGTTTCTGGTACATCTTTTATTGCAATATAAAAGTCATCTTTATAAAGGATAATATCACCTTTACTATATACTTGCCTTCTATAAACTCCGGCAAATGACTCTTGCGGTGACACACCGTGTCTAAATATTTCAATTGACCCGGGATTGCCGCTTTGACTTTTACTGCCTACTAACAACGTATAATAATTGCCTGATTGGACTAGTCTGACTTTGTTACCAAATTGTTTATTGTTTTTTCTATGTTCAGATACGAATAGATTTTGAAATCTATATCCTCCGTTATTTAATCTTCTATAAATTGCAACAGCGCCTTCGTTTGTTAAACTGTTAGTAGTTCCTTGATCCAGCGCAGGAATATTATAAACTTGTGTATAATCCTTGTTTAAGCTATAAGGAGAATTTGCTGCTCGTTCAATTCCTGATTCAAATATTTCAGTAAAAAATGCATATTCTTCATCAATAATTTCAGGATTTTCAACTATATCAAAATTACTAGTATGTTCAAATACTAGTAATTTTCCAACTAAACTAGTTTGTAATACAATATTATTGTTTGTATCATCTATTGTAGCAATAACGCGATCTGAATCTGTTTGTCCTCGAAGAAGTGTATTTGCTTTTCTTCTAATATCATATTTGCCAATGTTAGACTGTTCAACAAAATCTCCAGTTAACACTTTTACATATACTCGGACGTTGTTAAAGTTACGTTGTACAAAAACAACTTGTGCAGTACTTGTACTAATAGTTGTTAAAGCCAATCCGCCTTGGCCGTCTGCAGGCACTTGTACATCTTCAATTACATCACCAACTTGCGGTTGGAAGGCAAACCCATTAAAATCAAATTCACTAAGGGCCATGTCAATATAACCGTCCCATATATCAATAATAGTATGCTGTTTATTTAAAATATCGTAAGATAGTCCTGCGCCTTCAACGTCAATTACCCTATTGTCAAGTTGATATAGATCAAAATTAGGTGTTGCTCCAATACTAAGACTATCGGAATATTGTTTACCAACTCTTACTACCCATTTGTTACTAGGCTGATCTGCTTCAACACCGTCTTGTGCATCTGCCGGTGACGGATCTCCTCTATATGATAAGTGACTTAGAAAACTTACTCTATTTTTATTTGTTACATATACACCAATATCGCCCACTGTAGCTTGTACATTATAATATAAATTAGTGTCACGTACAGAATTTTGTTTCTTAATATCAGCATACACTAATCCTCTACCTACATCGTAATACCGAGAATTATTGTTATATGGCGGAGTTGCAATTTTCCAATAGCCTGCAACTGATGATGATATAGAATATGTATCTTCTTCAGTATAAAATCCTACAAAGTCTGTATCATTAATGTATAATTCGCCACCAATATCAAAAATACCATTTGAATTTTTAAGGTATATTACTGCACTGTCGGATTTAAATGCAACGTAATCTACTTCAGCACTACCTGTATCTGTAGTTATTCTTTGTCCAACTGCGGGCAATGTCACAAATGTATCAACATACATAATATGATCAATTTTTTCTAAAATAGCATGTTCTGCTGTAATAAATCCTATACTAAGTTCTGGTATTTCTCCGTCAAACGGGATATAATTATCTGTTGTAGGGTATGTGAAGCTACGTTGATTCCAAAATAGATTAATATTATCACCAATTGCAGTACCTAAGTACATGTCTTTTGGAGCACGTATTAACATATGATCTGTATTAGGATAATTTGGTAATCCGGGATTACCTGCAACTAGTAAATTTAGTGTAGTACTGTCAGCATCAGCAGCATTTGCTAAATTAGTGTAAGAATCAAATGTTGAAAACGGTTGAGCGCCAATTTGTGGTAAAATTTCTCTATTAGCTTTCCATAAACTTTCTCGGTAACGTACTATATCTCCTTTAACGTATGTAGCATCTGTTTGATAATCAAATGTTAATTCTCCATCTCCATTAGTTTTATATGCTAACTTAGTTTTAACATTACTGGCTTTTGGAATACCAACTGCCAAGTATTCTCCGTCTGGTGAAACATCAATACTTTTACCAAAGTCGCTATTAGTTGGTGTGAACATTTGCGTTTCGTCAATAGTTATTTTTTGTGCAAAATTTAAATTTGCTACATCTCTTGATCTTTTATAAACAGATATTTCTCCGTTGCCGGCACCTGGTGCTGAGATAAACAAATTATTATTATTTTTAGTTACAGCAATACTATCAGTAAATCCTTGATCAGTACTATCATAGTCTGCAGGATTTTCTAAAGTTTCTTGCATACTATAAACTGGATTATTTTGTAGTACTGCCCAATCATCTTGGTACTTGTCAACCCACACTTTTTGATTTTTAACTATATCTTGTCCAATTTTTTCGCTAATCTCTGGAACTGAAGCAACCCTGCTGTTACTAAGATTAACTATAAGATAAGGGCCTTCTCCAGAAAATGCTGTAATATCGTTGTTAAGTGGGGTTTCGACTACAATTTTGTTAAAGCTTCTTTCTCTAATTCTGTATAATCCCAGTAACCCATGCTCACCGGCAGCCTTAAATCCAATATAATTATCTACCTCGTAAATATCGTCTATCCATTTATCAGTAGTAACTTCTAAAAATGTAAAATTAGCTGCTGGTGTCTTATTAGTAATCGTAATTACTTTACTTAACTCTGTTATATGTACGTTCTTTGATCTTAGTTGCGCAACTCCCCAGGAGTTATTAACTGTGTTTGTAACCCATATTGTTTGACCTAATCCAATTTGATTTATATTTACATTGTATAGTGTAGTAACATCTCCTGCAACAAAATCAACATCTTCTTCGCTTACATAACCAGCTGTTTTAACAAATTCTTCACTTAATACTTTAATTGGAAATGGTTCGCTTGCATAATCTACAGGTTTACTATACACTTCGTTTGGCAATATCCTATATATATTGTTTAGGTTACTGCTAGGCAATGTGTTAACAAGCTCAAATGCCTGTGGAGATTCTTGCATTTTTTTATCATCAAGTTGGAATTCAATTTGTTGAATATCTTCAATAGCGCCAAATCTACCAGACTGTATTGCCCATTCTTCGTACAATTCTAATGTATCTGTTGTATTACCCAATGCACTAAACAGTTTAGTAAACACGTTCATTGTGCCTTTGTCTGCTATTGCACCTCTATAAAATTTATACTGACTTACATCGTCATTAATAATATTAGCAAGATATTGTCGTTTTTGAAAACCAATTAAATGCTGAGCCATTCGTTGTTGTTCGCTATCAAAATTATCAGTATCTAAATCATAAAAATCTGCAAATTGGTTGATTTTATAATCAAAGTTTGGTACTAATTCTGACTCTGGTTTTTCATTTAATTTATACCAAAAGTTAGAATTAAATGTTTCAGTACCAATAACATTTCGTAGTGCTACGTAGTAGTACTGTTTATATTTTACAAGATCTCCAATTCTATAATCTTTCCATTGTACCCAGTCGCCATAAGTTGCATCATCATAAACAAATCCAGGAATGTTTAATCCGCCGTTCCAGTTATCTGATCTATATCCGTTAACACGGATTCTTTCTTGTCTATAACCAGTACTTGGATTATATATTAAATCGTTGAATATTGTTTTATTATCAAGTAATACAACATGTTCTTTTTGTATTACTGGCAATGACGCATGATATAACCCGTCATCAGTACCTTGTATTGAAATACCAAATGAGTTTTTGTCTCTTATTAAACTACTAAAGGACGAGTCCAAAAAGTCTCCAGATGCTTTGAGTAAACTATACCCATAAAACTCATCTGTTAGACTATCAATTATGCCATAATCTAGTTTAGCTCGCAACTGATTAGCTGATGGACTTATTGCTAGTAATGCGCCAGGAGCCCAACCCTGTGTAGTCCAATACATAAACTCTTTAGCTGACTGCCTCCAATCTTCAACAACATTAGCTTCTTTGTCAAATTTATTAAATTCAAATCCTAAATCTGTTTGTCTTTGTGCGTATCCTAATATAAAGTCAACAGTTTCTTGTACTGTATTAAATCTTGCTCCGTATTGTAATATTGAAACTTCTGTTGCAAAATTCTTTTTAAATTTTGCTGTTCTGCCGCCGGTAGTTGGTAATTTTGGAAGTTTTACTGTGTTATTATCAAATAGTTTTTGGCCTTCTTCACCGGCAGTAGACTTAAAATCATTTGTAACCTTAAAGAAACTATTAGTAGCAGATATTATCTCGCCAGTGTAATATTGGGTGTTGTTAGCATACAACGAAGCCTTTTCGCTTTTTCCGCCTACAGTAACTTCTATAAAGGCAGCGCCATTAATTGTTTTGTAATATTCAAAATAAGGTTGTTGCAAACTATATCCACTGAGTACATACCCGTTTGTAACTTTTTCTACTAATATACCACTGTATGTTAACAATGTCTTTGGACTACTAGTATTCAAAAATACTTTGTAATTTTCCTGTGGCACAAATATGCCGTCACGGGAAAGAGATTGTGTTGGAGATCTGCTGTCTAAAATTAAATTAAAGTTTTCTTTGCTCGTAAATCCTGAAATTTTGATACCAATTTGATTTGTTAAATTTTTCAAATTAGTTTTATAGTCATTGTAAACTGTTAACACATCACTAGCAACTAAATTGTAAATGTAGTTTACAAATCCAGATGTCATAACTCGTGTAGTGGAACTAGTAGTATTAGGTAATACAAGATCTTTTAAAACTATCTGTTTGTTAGTTTCTGTATATGTCCATTGCCCGCTTAAATTTGTTTTTATTCTCGATACATCAAACCCAAGACCCATGGTTTTGGCTGGCTGGTTTACTAACATTGCTATCATAACAGCAAAGGGATATTCTGAACTATTGCGCCATGCATTTTCGATAGGTGCAAAATCACCAAATTTAAAATTTCTTGTTGCACGATTTAATATAAAATCATTTGCGTATCCTGATGCTAATGGAGATACTAATTTTCCTTGTGAATCAACTGGCAAATGTGTAGTTATGCCTGGCCTAGCATAATTTAGATCAAATGTAACATTAGAAGGATCTGCAATTTTTCCTTCTTCAATATTTTTCCAAAGTACTAAATTATCACTAGTATACGGAGAAGGTCCATACACTGTGTTCCACCAAGTTGGCTTTAATCTAAATCCCTGTATTTCCCAAGGATGACTATGCGGACGATCTGTATCATATGCATGTTGATAAACCCCTCTCCAAAATCCGGGATTTATATTTCCGTTTGGAGATAGTGTATCTGCATAATTAAAAGTCCAATCGTTATTCCTATTATAAAACGTGTTATTAGTATAATTTTGATTATTTAGATTTGATTGTATCCATTGTTGAAAATCTGGTAGTAATGTTTTATCTATTTCTTGTTTTGTAAAATCAGTCGTTTTGAATTCGCCGCCAATAAACTGATCTATATCTAGTCTTGAATTAGAATAGTCAACTTTAATATTGTTGAAAATGCGTTTTTCTAATTCGATTAATAAATTATCTCTAAAATCTTTATATGCCTTTATACGACTACCATCGTGCCCTATAATAAATGCAACTCCGTAATAGTATTCAGTTACTTCAACATCGTCATTGCCAGCTATTACTGCTGTATCATTTGTATTAGGAATATAAAATAATTTATTCAATCCTTCAAATGTTATAGTCTTAGCAGTAGAATCTGTAGATGCTTCTTTTGCAGCCGCCCTAGACGTATATAACGGATATGTCCAACCTACAAGTCCTTGATCAATGCCTAAAATAGACTTAGTACTAGTTTCAATTTGTCCATAAACTTTAAATGGTCCGGTAGAATCATCAACAGGTACTGTGGGCTGTACAGTATCATCAATTGTTAACATTGGATTATACTTAGGATATAAACCTAACTTAGTAGGTGTTGGTGAAATAAATGACCCATCAGATGACTCATATTCATAAATTTCAATAATATCATTTTCTAACTGTCCTGCATCAATAGTTATGTAGCCAGCATTATCAAAGTTATAATCTTTGTTATATGTTATTTGAGTACCATTAAGATAAACTAATAAACCTTTTGGGGTTAAATCTTTTAGTGTAAAAGTTTCAGTTAACGGGTAGTCTAGTGTTCTACGATCTAATACCGCATATTCAATCCTGTTAAAAGAACCATAAGGTATCATATCAGAGAAATAAAACGGTTGTGATTTTATTTTATCTTTGTTTAATTCAGCTAATATTAAATCTACATGAGTTTTTGTTGCTCCGTCATAGCCTAAATTTGTAGCAGTATCGATAAAGGTTCTTTTAAAACGTGCATATTCATTTTTAGCATATTTCAATGCTTTGATAATATTATATTCTTTGTTTGTTATATGATATAAAGGAAGATTAATTGGGCCACTATGCTTCACAAAGCGTTTGCCGAATTGATCCAAATCTCCAAGGTCACGTAGATTATTTGCACCTAAGAACTTACCAGTAAAGTTTGGTAAATCTTCTAACATACTATCTACATGATCAATTACTTCGCCTAAAGTAAATTGCACAATGTCATCATTTAATGGATTGCGTTCCAAGTTGTAGGGAAATTCATAATATCCGTTTTGATTTTTTATTGTTTTAGTATCAGTTTTTACCTTAATAACATCGCCTACATTTAAATCGTTAACGAATTGTATTTGTACAACAGGATCTGTTTTATTGATATTATAATCTGTAGTTAATAATTGTATTTTATTGTTTACAAATACTACTACTTTTAAATCAGTAATTTTAAATGGATTGTCATATACATCAATATTAAAATTATTTTTTTGTGTATCAGTTGCTGCATATTCTCTAACAACAAATTGTTTTGATTTTTGCGGAGTATTACTAAAACCGTTAGCATAACTAAAAGTTGTTAAATTTTTATACTTCTTTAAATACCCAGAGCTGATTGCACTAGTTTGCACTGTGTTTTCTACTTCGTATTCGAATGTATCACTTAATAAATTAAAACTAAACAATATATCGCCGGAATTGTCAATATTTCTATAAGATAATGGAAATCCTAATTCAGTATCAGATGTTCCTTCACCTTCTAAGTATGAAAATAGTTTAGTTCCTTGAAAATTTGTTTGCGGATAATATGTTGTAGACGAAAAACTATTACCATTAGCATCGCATACTTCAAAAAGTGGCTGCTGGTTTGTTTTTGTTTTTCCTTGTGCCTTTACCCATGTATTATTGTGATAGTGATAGCTTTTACCTGCATTTACTTGACCTTGTGTAATTAAAATAGTTTCAAGATCTAACGGTGTAGTATCTGCTGTTTCAATTAACGAAATCTGTCTATCGTTTCCAATTCTAACAAATTTTACTTGAAATATTTTTCCATTAACAAGCACATCTGTATCAGCAGTAAATAAAATTCTCATTCCGTCAGCTAAATCAACGCCGTCTATATTGTATCCAAGTTGACCTTCTATCATACTAAATGCATCTGTAGTATACGTATCAATTAAATCTACATCTTGTTTAGCATATGCACCAAAATTGTTTAATTTTAGTCCGGCTTCAAATTCAATAATAGGACGAGAGGCTCTTTTAGATTCATCTAAATTTTCTGCTAACTTGTTAAAACTAAAACTTTTTAAAATTACATCTCTATGATGCCAACAATTATATCTGCTCCACGCATTTCTATCTGGACTAGCTCTATTAATGACAATATAATCTTTTTGTGAAGCATAATTGCCTGCATTTGAAAAAGGTAAACTATCAAATTTTTCAGAGTCAAAAGGAACAACTTTGTTTTCACTATAAACAGCCGGAATAATTAAGTCTTGATCTTTAACTAATTTAATTTTGTCGCCAACACCTTCTACATACCAATTATTTTCTTTGTATACACTATTATCAGTGTCACCTTGAAATCTAATTTGCATTCCATTTGATAACTCAACACCGTTAGCACTTTTATAGTATTTTTTACCGAGAATTTCATCAGTAACATTTAAAAAGCTATTTTCTTCGATATCATAAATTTTAATTAATCCACTAGTATCGATTTCATTTTTACTAATATAATATAATCTTTCAGGAGAATTTGCAGGAATAGTAAACTCTATAGTTCCTTTTTCAATATAAGCAACTGCTACTTCTTCGCCTTCTTCGCCTAACTTACGAATCCCATCTGGGTATAATGTTGAAACATTATCATCATCTTCAAACGTTACAGATCCGCTGCTTGGTAATACTAAAAAATCACCTTGGTCGTATTCATTACCGTATAATGCAGCATCAAATAAACCTTCGTTTCTAATACCTTCTGTACCAGCTGTTAATATTGAGCTACCAGGAGTAAATGTTCTTGAGATCGAAAATGCAATAGGGTGTCCAGGAGTATCAATTTCAAAACGATATGTTTGTCCTCGATATAATTTAAGTGTTGGATTTCTTGTTAATCCGTCATTAAATACATAAGCGACATTATCGCCTTGATCTTCGGTTGTAACAGTATATGTACTAACAACTTCTCTACTTTGTCCTCTTACAGGAATACTAATAGGACCATTTGGCATCCAATAATATTCACGGAAATTTACAAATTTATCCCAATCAATATTTGGGTTCCATCCATATGTTTCTTGTGTGTTCAAACGACTATGGTTTTGTGTGTTGCCGCCAAAGACACCAAGTTGGCCAATATAATCATTATAATCTTTATAAAATTCTACATTGTCGTAATTATCTTTAATAACAGCTGCTGGTTCTAATTGATAATTTTTCCTTTCGCTACTAACATCGTCCATATAATTGTCAGTAGGCTTAAATGCTTTAGCAGTTGTTCTACCAAAATAGCCATTTATTTTTTCTGCAACACCCGGTTGTATTAACTGATCTAGTGTTGCCTGTAAGAACTTTTTGTTAGCTGCTGTTCTAAAGAAAGAAGGTAAAAAATCACTTGCTGTAATGTTTTTATCTTGTCCCGGCACCGGAAGTGGAGACGCATTTTGATCATCATTGTATGCCATTAGTAACTATATCCTCCGCCGCTACTACTACCGCTGCTCGAGCTACCGCTGCCTGAGCTACTACTTGAGCTACTACTTGAGCTACTACTTGAGCTACTACTTGAGCTACTACTTGAGCTACTGTTATTGCTAATTGAATTGCTTGATACAATTCCTGTTGTTACTGGGTTTGGAACAGAACTAATTACATTTCCTGATGCTTGTATTTGTGTTGCTGTAATTTCATCTATGGTTTCAATATCACTTACTGTTGCTGCACTTGTAAATATTTCGTCTGCTTCACTTTTTATTTCAAAAAGACTACCAAATGTTTGCGTAGTTTGTCGAGGAACTATTAAAAAACTAACTAATCTTGGAGATAGTTTGTTCATAATATATGCACTAAGTTCTTGGAAATAAAATGTTTCTCCAAAGTCCCAATTTTCAATATCAAAAAATTTGTTTATTTCGTCAATAATATCTGCTTTTAGTTCGTTGTCATTAATAACTAAGTTTTTATTTCTAACTATTTTAAATTTAACTTGTAAATCTGCTGGAGCCTTTGGCCCAAACAATATTTTATAACGTACAGGATGATAAATGATATCATCACTTATACTTTTAACTTTAGCAATTTCGCCGCCGTAATTCCTAAGTAATTGGTCATTGCTCGGCGGTCTAGGTTCAACTAGTAATTGTCCTGCAATATATTGTTTTAGTTCTCTATCATATGTTTTAGTTAATAGATAAGTGTCAATAATATTACTCGAACTTGGATCAATTCTGTAATTACTATCTGCAACATGTATATAATGAAATTTTAAATTTGAACGGCCAAAGAATGCTTTGTAATCGGTATTAATTTCAGTATTATTTAAAGTTTTATTTAATTTTCTAAATATTTGCTCATCTTGTAAATAGAATATTTGTCCCTCTAGTCGGGCGCTATACGGAGCTATTGCTGACTCGTTCTGGACAATGATTATTTCATTATTTAAATTATTAAAAAATTTAAAATCTTGTACACCATCCGACGTAGTATATATTTTTTGAAATACAACCTTTTCAGTGATCGGGACTGACGTATCAGATTCTCCGACTATTTGTTCAAATATATCTGGATCATCAAATACTCCGTCGTCATCTAGATCAATAAATTGTATTTGTATTTTACGACTATCTAAATAACCCTCAGCATCTTTATACTGATCTGTAATTGTCCAAGAAAAATCTCTTGTAAACGGAGTTAATTCTCCGGGCTTACGGTTAATATTTAAAATATCAATTTTATCACGAATAACTTCTCCTATAGCAGGATCATAAATTTTATCTGCTCCATCAAAAAAGAAACGTATTTCATTTTCGCTTTCCATTACATAACGCATTTGTCTATAAGTAATAGTATATTTTTGTCCGTCTGTTTTAAAATACATCATCCAACTAGCATCAAGATTTTCGCCAGAAGTGTCGCCGGCTTTACCTATTGCAAAATCATTAATTGTGTTAACATCTTCTGCTAATACAATTTTCCATTGGCGATCATAATTATCATATCGTAAAGCAAAGTTTCTAAATTCAAATGCTTGATCAATAAGTTGTGTCTTAATATCGTTAATTAATGCTTGAGAATATTTTGGTATAATTTGTTCAATTAATGCACCTGTTGGAATAAAGTCATTTAGCGCAATACTTGCTCTGCTATAATCATTTGAGTCTGCATCTATTGACAACGATGTTCCGTCACCGTCTACTGATAACACCTTAACCCACTTGTACATAGTTTTTCCAAAATGATCAGCGCCGGTATCGTCCATTAATGTACCATCTGCCATAAAATGTTTACCTAAAGGTGGTACAAATTTTATTACTGTTCCTGGTTCTATTAATCTTAGACTATTAGCAGTAAATTCTCCTACAGGATATGGCGTTGAGCTTGTGTCTTGAAAAATACCAGTGTAATTGTTAGTTTGTGAAGTTTTAGCATTCCAAGAAGCATTTAAGTCACTAACAATAATTTTTGGATACTTTGACAAGTAAAAGTTTTTACTATTTGAATACTTTATTATCTCTTCAATAGTATTATAAATTGCACCTTCGATATCTGTTTGGGTTGCAAAGGTAAAAGATTGTTTTTCTTGATATTCTTCTTTGTAAATAATACCATCATCTACAAATAAACTAGTATTTGAGTATTTTCCACTTGCATCTTTTAAGTCAAAATACCTACTTATGCCACTAGATATTCTGTTAGTACTTTTAGTTTTAATAATTTCCTGACTTACTGCAAGTGGACCAATGTTGTAATCTTCGCCTGTAATTAGTCTATCCTGTGTATAATATGTTGCAGGAGCATTTGCTTTAATTTCTTCGTTCGATTCGGTAGCAGTACCGTTGCTAACTGTATATGTTAGTTTTAAACCAATTGTTAATGTTTCTTTAGTACCTTTTTTAGTTTGGTAAGGTATTTCTATTTGAATTGTGCCAAGACTTGCAGGTGTTATTACAGCTCTTAGTCCTGAGCTTGTTCTATAATAAACTTTAAAGTCTCCTGATGGTAAGTTTCCAAACACACCGTCACTAAAGACTAAATTGATTCTGTCGCCGATCCTAGTAGTTACTGCAAAAACATCTTTTGTTTTATTGAATAAACTATTATATACAACATTATTGCCTTCAACAGAGTCTATTTTAGTCCATGCTTGATTTTCAAATCCTGATGAATTTAAACCAAATAACCAAACATCACTATTATTAATATTTTCTGCATCAATAGCAATTGATTGATTAGGTGTTGGATTACTAACATTAAATTTTCCGGCGTCTAATCTTCCTTGAACAAACGACATAAAGAAACCTGTATTAGCACTGCCTGCGCCTTGGCCGTCATCTCTAAATAACATTGACGGACTATTGCCGGGAAGCGGTGCTTCTTCAATAATATTTTCTCCTACAATATCACTACTTACAACTTCAAAACGTGTGTTTACCCCTTCAATTCTTTTGGTAAACGGGTATATTGCAGATGCTGTTGATGTTCCGTTAAATTTATATTTTTGTGTTACTACTCCAGCAATAGTTTCAGTTTTTAGTGGATTTCCAATTGCATTTTGTAATGGTAATGCAGAATTTAAGATTTTTAAAAATTGCTCAAAGTAATTTGAGTTAGTTTGATCATTCCACTTAACAGTAATACCTGCTAGATTTAATCTATTACTATCTAGTACATTTTCTGTGGTTTTAATTGTGTTAATTTTTAATAATCCGCTTGCTGCTTGATTACGTTTTGGATTATATGAAAGCATACGTGCAAGACGTAGTATACTTTCTCTACGTTCTGCTGTTTCAAGGAAGTTTTCACGAGCATTTAAATCAATGCGGAATGATAAGTTTTGCCCAAGGAAAGCAATCATATCAATCAGTGCAAGGTATTCACTTGACTCGATATAGTCGTTAAAATCTTCTGGATAATTTTGGCGCAGGTAATTAATCATTGTGCGACGAAGATTATCAAAGTCATAGCTTTGGAAATCAGCGTTACGGTATGATTGATAAATTCTTTTCCAGTCTTCAGCTACTAGTAGCCTTGACTGCCTATCAGTTGCAGACATGTACGTTTCCTTGTTTACTAATGATATTTATCTGAATGAAAAAAGTGCGTATATTATTTTAGCTTAATAATCCATTCTCTTTATCAAACTTAAAACGTAACTGATCCTGTATTTTATACGGTAAAAACGTAAGTGTTATATCAACTTGAATACCTTGATCAAATGTATCTACTAGAATTTTATCTATCTTTGTTCTTGGGTCATAGTTTACTATTCGTGTTACATCGTTAACTACTGCTTCTTGCACTTCTCTAGTAAATGGTTCAAATAAAATATCCCATATAATTGTTCCAAATGTTGGGTCACTCAACTTTTCTGTTTGACGAATATGAAAATGATTTATTAAATCTTGTTTAATTAAATCGTAGTCGTATAAACCAAAGTTTTTTGGATTATTAGAAGTAGTAGAAAATCCTCGATAAGATCTACCGTCTGCAGACTTTTTTAAGTTAGGTTGAACTACTACACGTTTATATAAGTTTTTTTCTAATTGGCTCATATTGTATTTACCCTATTATTGTGGGCCAATTGGCGGTGTTGTTGAAAGATTATCGCCTGGCGATAATGTTGGTGACCCTATTGCTTCTACTTCGTCTTGTAGACTCTTAAATGCATCTGCCATTTCGTTGCGGAATCTGTTTACAACGGACTTTCTTACTCCAGAATTACTTTTTCCAAAATATTTCATTCCGTTTCCTGCGGCTCTTTCTAAGTATACTGCTTTGATTATACCTCTATCTGACGGATTCTCTGCTCCTGTATTTCTAATTGCTCTTTCAAATATTCTTTGACAGCCGCCTTCGCCGTGTTGTATTGCTGTAGACCACACAACATCCATTAATGTTTTAGATCTTTTTATTACATCAACTCCAGTTGCACGTTTTATACGTTTAGCAGATGGTTGAAAATATAATTCAACCCCAAATGCATGTTGGGCTTCGACATTGGCACTATCGGCCATAATTGCTACCCAACCTTGTTTAAATGTATCACTGCCTGCTCGTGCTGCGTTTTCGCCGCCTATAGTCATTAGTGATTTTCCTAGGTCACTAAAACTGCCTGCTTGACAGAATTTAATAAAGTTGCCCATAGCACCTGTTGCTGAAGCTATTTGATATGTACCATAACTCCATCCGCCGGTTCTGTCGTACCCAATTGCGGCTGGTTCGTCTTTTGATTCGTATTTGCTGCTTAGTTTACCTAATCCTGAAAATCCGTCATAATCATAAACGCCAGTAAAGTCTGGACTTTCGGCATAATCATCACTACCGACAAACCCTATAGGCTCTCCATCAACATTTGTTGATAATGCATTTGCTGTAACTCCTGTAGTTATTTGTCCTCCTGAGCCTGCAACATATGCACTTGATTTTCTTCCTCCAATATTTTTAAAGAATGTGTCAGGTGTTAAAATCCTATTAGCAGAAGGTAATCCTCCTGGTGATTCCCTATCAGTTTCTGATTTTTTAAATGATAAAGGATCCATGTTTTCGTGATGCGGCCAAGGTTCGTGTTGTGGAGATCTTGCTAATATACTTTCATATTCTTCAATTACGCCGCCGGGCTTAATTCTAGGTAATGCAACTGTTCCTAAAACAACAACTTCTGAAGCAGGATTTGCTATTGCCGCTGTAGGACCATTCATATGGATATATGTTGCGGTTTCCCTATGTTCTTTGACGCTATTAATATGTGTGTAAGCTCCTGCAGATAGTCTATTATCTTGATCTGTTTTAAGATGTAAGTTACTACCTGTTTCAATATACTGTTCTTTCTTAACTTTAATGTTGTGATTTTTGCCAACAGTAACTTTACTGTCAGCGCCAACATGTAAATTATAATTATATGCTGATTCTATTTGCACCCTGCCATTATCAAAACTATTTTTATCAGTTGCACTACCATCATTGTACCGGCCTGTAGCTTTTATGTTAACATTTCTTCCAGCTTCTAAATTAATATCACGTTCAGCAGTAACGTTAAGATCATTCTCAGTCATAATACTAACACTATCTTGTGCATGAATATCAATTTTACCGTCACTAGTCATTTCTATCCAAGTAGTACCGCGAGCATTGCCAATGTAAATTAAGTCTTCACTATTATGCATCAATATTTGATGGCCTGTTCTAGTCCTCAAACGAAGTAATTCGTTTTGTGGTATTGTAGGATCTCCTTCTGTGGTTTCTTTTACATTTTTGTAAATAGGAGGACCTTCTTCGGCGTGTGTTGCACGTACAAATCTGTCATCACCGTCATCCATTACAAACGAACTTCCGCCTAATCTATTAGAAGGAACTGAGATCTTTTGTTTTGCAGAACCAATTGCAGACGTTGGAGAACCGTCTCTATAATCTTTAGGACCAGGTGTACTTATACCAAACACCATACTAGGAATTTCTCGCCTTGCACTAGTAGTTGTTGTGCCGCGAGCTTCGTCGTTTAACAATCCTTGAACTTCTAATGTTTCAGTAAAATCCTTATTATACGGTTTGTTAAAAAGAGTCGGATCGATTAAACTACCGTCTTCAATTAGTTTATTATATTCGCCAACTGGGAGTTTGCGTCCTTTTAAATTGTCAGGAAGATCGGGCTGTGTTGTTTTTTCTGTTGACGCTCTGCCATCCGGTACCATGAAATTCATATAGTCTGCTGGAATACAGCCTATCCAATATCCAAAATTAGGATTTCCTTCAGCAAATATTACTAGGACTCTTGTTCCTACATCAGGAGGTACCATCCACATACCATAACTTTTTTGTGTATGTTGGTATCCTTCGTTTGGCGTAAGTGCAGTATTTGGTGTTATTCCGTAAAACGGGCTAAGATATTTTACGTTTAATAGTTGTCCTGTTCTTTCAGGAGTGCCGCCAGCACTAGTGTATTTTAGTAATTCAACGGTTAATCCGCCCATATACTTAGTGTCTAAGTTATTAACTACTATTGCTTCGTATGGTCCAGAATCTGAAAACTTACTGTCAGTATGTCGAGATCTTTTATAACTTGCTGCCATTATTGTGGCCCTGCTGGTGGAATGTCTGGTACTGGAGTTGGTAATGACGCTCCTGGGTCAGGAGACGCATATGTTTTAGAATCAACTACCTTTTTTCCAGTGTTAAAATCGTATCGATCATATCCAGCCCTCATTATTTCATAAGTGTAGCTACTACCAGTTGCTTCTACTGGGAGAGGATCGGTGCTTACAGTTTCTGGGGACACTGATCCACCTGCATCTTCGGTACTAGTATTTGATGCGTCTGGTGTCTCAGTAGCGTTACTGGTACTAGATTCTGTTACGCCGGTATCACTAGTAGTTGTTGTAGTTTCTGTACCGTTTTCACTTGTTGTCATAGCAACTACTTCGGAGGGTCGTTCGTTACTAGACGTTGGATCTGCTTCAAATATTGGAATACCTTTATACTCACCGCATTTTACAGAGTTAAGCGGTTGAATAGGTAACTGACCGCCTTCGTTAAAATATCTGTCTGCATTAAATTCATACAAAGTACGAATAGTATTTCCGTTTGTAGAGCCAAATGCTACAAAAAATCTATTTTTCATTTTAAAATACGGTTCACCATTTACAACCCTTATAATCGGTGGTACTGTATCTGGTGTTAGGGGTATTGCAACACTGTCAGCATCTGCAATAAATTCGTCATAGGTTAGATATGTAATAATATTATTTTCGTCGCGCCAATACTGACCTTCGTTAGAGAAATTTTCTGCAGGAGCCGAAGCACCTTTTTGTTGAACGTCTTCGTCCTGTACTGCATCATAAGCTAAATCTTGGTATGGCATTAATATTCCTTTTTTATACTTATCTGGTGGTGGGGCCGTATAGGCCGCTGATTGACCCGATACCTCCGAAGGTCAATCCGTCGTTTGATTCAGTTTCTTCTAGAGCTGGATTAGCAATTTCTGCTGGGTTAGGAATCTCCGATACTGGGTCTGGCGGTGAGCCAGTAATGCTGCCGCCGCCGGGTACTGACACTAGATTTGTTGTATTAGGATTAGCAGGACCAAACGATACAGCAGGAGGTTCTAGCGGCTGGCCGTTAATTTGAAAATTAGCAGAGTTACCAGTAAAGCCTATTGTTTGTCCAGCTGCGTTTGTAGACGATACTGTTACTGATCCATCAGTATTTTGAGTTAATGAAGTGCTTGCGCCAGTGGCGCCTGAAGTAACAGGGTTAGCTCCGCCTTGCCATACGCCGCCAAATCCGGTAGCTCCAATAGGACCGGTAATGCTGCCAGAGCCTACGGAACTACTAACAGACGAAATAGCAGTATCTATTGCATCTGCGACTGTTGCTGGAATAGAAGGTGTAGGAAGTCCTGGTATGCTAGGAACAGCTGGAACAGCAGGAACAGCAGGTGCTAATGCACTAACATCAAATGCTGTCACTTGTGATGCAATTTCATCAAAGTTAGGTAAATTAGCTCCAAATGCAGACAAGTCTGGTATTTCTATATCTAGTAAGTTACTAGGAATAATGTCTATTGGTATTTCAGGTATATCAAAATCTAATGCCGGAATTAATTTAGTTATATCATCAAATCCAAATGTTCTTTTTTCACTACTTTTACAAACTGCATTATCATATGCATCACCTTCTGGAAGAATTGGCGGGTTTGGATTTCCTGGGTCGCCTTCAAGTGTTATTGGTTTTTCCTTAATGTTTGCATCAGGATTAGTTTCTATAAATCCTTTATTATTTGTAGTTGCTGGATCGTCTTGTCCTCTACGCCTTATTAATTTTAGTGTTTGGGTAAACTGACCTCTTGAGAATCTATTAGTAACTGCCCATACTGAAAATAGTCCACTAAACCCTGCAACAATTTGTGGCATTTCCATAGTTGCTCCTTTAACTTGGTAATCGAAAGGAGTTTTAAAATTAACAACACAAAATACTTCTGCTTGCTGATATGTCATTGTGCCGTCATCAGTTGCATTTGGTAGACTACCTTGCTCCGCTACATAGTTGCCCGTTTCTTGTGGGATAAAGAAAGGATCTCCTATAATTTCCATTTCAGCAGTAACCATGTCTAGTGGCATATTAGTAATTCTATCATGGAACATTTCAGCAATTTGTCTTCTAATATCCGGATTTACTGTTCCTCCGCTTTCTGTAGCCAATGTTGCTGCTTGTTCAACAGGTGCGCCAGCTTCAGTTTTTTGAGAAATGTCTGTTTCTTTGGGCGGAGTCGCGCCTGTTTCAACATCTGTAATAGCAGTACTAGTTTTATGGTTGTCGGTTTGCATTCCACCTTTGTTCATACCAAAATTAGATAATGCTGTCTGCATGAACGCTTGATTAAAATTAATATCAAAATTTAACACATCTTCATTCTTGCCGGTGTAGATATAATTATATTCTTTTGCAGCAGCTTTTTTTAGACCTTCTGTATTTGCAGGTTTTTGGTTAGTTGATAGTACGTGTGCTTCGTCAACTTCGTATGGTACTACACAATAAACATAGACTTTAGGTGGGCGCCCCATTTGAAATTCAGTATCTGCGTTGTCGTCTATAAAAACTTGTGTATCAATTTTGTACCATTTGTTTAATCCGTTTTTAGAACCCTCAGTTGACTTTTCTGCTGCATAATCACTTTGGTTAACTATTTTTTCAATAATTTTAGTAATTTTTTCGCCTTGGCCAAATTGATAGTCTCTTGCTTTATCTGCTGCTTGTGCTGCCTGTGACGATGCATCAACTTTTCCTGTATCGGGATCTATTGCTGCTGCAGGTTCTGCTTCTTGCTGTGCTCCGCCTACATTAGTGCTTGTATTAATAGGACTTAGACCAATTTCATTCATTTGCTCTTCATCTTCTGCAT